GGCCGTAGCCACCTTACCATTGCAGACGTACTGCGAGCCCAACCCGTACTACCAGTTGTACAGGCGTTGGCTCAGCGGGGACAAGTATAATTCTCGTTCAATTCCTGCAGCCCGCATCTGCATGGACGCCCTCTCTAACGGACGCCTAGGACTATATACACTCGCAACCATCTTCTGCCATACATTATTCAAGGCAGGGTGTAGCACGGATGCGACTATGGGAAGCTTGCCAGACAAATAGTCAAGCTTCTCGGCGATAAACCAGCTTGCGTGGAAATAGGTTAGGGCCGCCGCGGCCCGGGGATAGTATTGTTGTAACCACTCAGTTAACGTGCAGTCAGGTTCCAGCTCGTGATAATCTTGCAAGCCGGTCCGTACTTCAGGGTAGTTACCGAACAGAGGTGTACGCTCCTCCAGTACGGTCATCATCAGGTCGATTTCACTCAACGGGTATACGCTTGGGTCGAAGAGGAGAGGCGTGTGCTGTATACGGTCCTGCACCAACTCCACCGAATAAGTTCGTCCGGCCATCTCCTCTTTCCACGCCTTCCGACACTCCTTTGCAACCACAGGTATGTCGTCGGCAAGCATCGTAGACATCAACTGGTTGTGGGCGAGTTCGCCGGCCCGGTGCGCTGATAGCTCTACATTGTAGGTGGTGCGATAGTAGTCGATTTTTTGGTTGGCCCGCCATGTGGTCTGGTTCAGCACCTTGATCGGTGGCATCTCAACCACGGTATGCACCCGAGGGACGATTCGCTCGGCCACTGACACCCCACCCTCGATTGCTAGGCCACCCATATGTACTGGGGCCCGTAGTGCCGCCCGAGGTATGTTGTGATCACGACACCAACCAGCCGCCAAACTGTTCCATAGTCGATCCAGCGCTACCACACGATGGGGGATCCTCCTTCGCAACGTGCGTATTGTCTCGTATATCGCGCGTAACACCTGATCCGGTGTCCAGGCTTCACTTGCCCACGGCTTACGTTGAACTAGGTTCGGCAACGCTCGCAGCGGATAACCTGAGCAGCACTGTGAAGTGTACCACACCCGTAGAAATTCCATCTGTCCATGTTGTAGTGAAAACTTCCCCTCTCCTCCCTTCACGCCAATTATGTCGTATCCAATCTTGACGAAGGCCCCCTTGCTCGAGGTAGGCGTAAATATGCCACTATCATCACCCGGATGTACCGTTCGATGTCGTCCGTGCCCACACCATCTGATTTAACAGCTTCAGGGCTAGC